TAAGAAAAACAAGTGTTTTCTGTTAGTATAGTTTCCAACTTATGGCTAAAGAAAAAGGTTCGATACCCAACAACAACCATATAGTGGAAATACCTATTTTGACACAAAGAAATAACTGCTTGCAAATTACTCAAAAATAAAAAGGCTAAACAAAGCCATAATTTGAGGGTGTAATTTTTTAGGGTGGGGGTGTAAAAATTCTCGCTAGGGGTGTAAAATTGTAGCAAAATAGGTCATACAACCCACATTAGAAGAACATTGGTTTGATACAAGTATCAAACCCGTTAGGGATTTTATTCCCGTATAAAAATAGCGTAGTAACAAACAGGTTTATTCCTGAATGGCTACGCTTTTTCATTTGGTAAATCGACTTTACCAATTCCGTTATAGAAGATATCTATCTTCATTTGTCTATGACCATCGACCTTTTCTGCGTTGTGGATGATAATCTTTTCTATAAACTCTCTAGCTACTTCATGAGTCAGTGTATCAATTCTTGTGTATTTTTGGACTAGCTCCATGAAATGAGAGGTAGATGCTGATTGCTCATTAATAGCCTTGATTTTACCTTCTAGCTCTACAATCTTTTCTTTTAGTGAAGCTTGCTCTAGTTCATAGTTTTCATTCATTTTCTTGAATCGTTCTTCAGAGACTACTCCTGAAATCTTATCTTCATATAGGTTTTGAATGATTGAATCAAGTTTCTCGATTCTGGCTTTTGATGCGTTTAGCTCTTTGTTGAGAAGATTAAGTGATTTCGTGATATTCGCTGTCGACTCACTGGACACAAGCTTCATGAATTCATCCTCGTGTTTCTTGGCAAACTCAATATGACGCTTGATATCTTCAAGGACGATTTCATCGATAATTTTAATTCTTATTTGATGAGCTGAGCACAATCCTTGTCTCTTGCGGTAAGTAGAACAACAATAATAATATGATTCTGGTTGAAGTGATTTAGTTCTGCAGACATATAGCTTCTTGCCACAGTCCGCACAATATATCATTCCAGATAGAACAGGCATTTCACCCATTGGTGTATTAGCCCTTTTTCTGCCTTCCTTTAGCCTTTGCACAATGTCAAATGTCTCTTGGTCGATAATAGCTTCATGAGTGTCCTTGATAATTACCCATTTTGAAGGTGGGTTAATAAAGGATTTTTTGTTTTTGTAGGACTTTCTGCCAGTTTTGAAATTAACCGTATGACCTAAGTATTCTTGTCTTGATAAGATATCTGAAACGACTGACCAATCCCACCAATAAGGGTCTATGTTGTCTTTGCTATGGGTGTTAGGTATTCCTTTAGCGTTCTTGTAAGAAGTAACATTAAGCACCTTTCGATCACTTAGGATTGTCGCAATCTTAGATGGGCCATTTCCTTGTACTGCTAAACGGAATATCTCTTTAACAACCTCGGCAGCCTCTTCATCGATAAGCCAGTTGTATTTGTTGTTAGGGTCTTTCTTATAGCCGAACACTGGAATAGGAGCGGTAGGTTTTCCTGAATCACTCTTGGCTTTGATAACGGCTCTAATCTTCTTTGAGGTATCTTTTGCATACCATTCGTTGATGATGTTTAGGAAAGGAGTGAAGTCGCTATCTTGTTGGTTAGCAGAGTCAACACCAGAATTAATAGCTATGAACCTTATCTCATTCTCAGGGAATAGAATCTCGGTATAATAGCCGACCTTAAGGTAATCTCTACCTAAACGGCTCATGTCTTTTACGATGATCGTGGCGACTTTATCTTGGTTAACAAACTCCATTAATCGTTGCCAATCAGGTCTATTGAAGTTCGTTCCAGAATAACCATCATCTACAAAGAATTCAGTATTTTTGAAACCATTATCATCTGCGTATTTCTTAAGAATGTCCTTTTGATGAATGATTGAGTTTGAGTCACCTTGTAATTCGTCATCTCTAGAAAGACGGCAATAAAGTGCGGTGATTTTAGTGTTATCTGTTTGCGGCATCGTCATTGCCTCCTTTCTTTGAAATGACCATTATGGAATCGATGGTTCCATCTTCGAATAACTTTAAAGCGTATTCGATTGCTTGTTGCTCGCTCCAGCCGAGTGACTTCTTGTAGTACTCGATTAGATGCTCGATGCCTTGAATCTTGGCACCTTTTGCTTTGCAAAGCTTTATGAGTTTTTGCTTGTAATCTGACATAAATACACCTCCTGATGTCAGTGTATATACATCACTCTTAATCCCTAAAATAGCAACTCATTTGTCCGATATAGATGAACCTTTTTGTTTATCTTTTGACTCGTTTAAAATGAGTTTTTTTAGCTTTTCTTTTAGTACCTTTTCAGACTCCTCACTACAAGGTATGGAGCTGATGACATAGGTGATATTATTGATTTCTTTTGTATATGTATTAGTCTCCATAATCGTAGTGGCAACACTATCCCAGGGAGCGGTTTAACTCCCCAGAATAGGCCCATAATTGGCTTACGTTGCGTTTATTCCTCCGTATGGATAACTAATGCCTTAACAGCATTAACGTCGGTTAATTTGGCATCTAAGCGTTCAATACCTGCGTATCCGTATTCGCCATTAGCGATGTACTTTTCAGTAAGTATCTTGATGCTTAATGGCTTTCTGATAAGGATATAAAGGTAAGAGAAGTCACCGAATAGGACTGTGTTGTCATCAAGGGAATTAACGATGATGACTTCCTTGTTGAAGATGGATTCGCCATTGAATAATGGATTGCCATTACTATCCTTGATACCCTTGACCTTCATAGCCATTGCGTCTGACATTATCCAAGTTGCATTGACTCTTAAATCCTTATGTAAAGAGAAGAATAACTTAACCATCTCATCATAAGTAAGAGCATCTGCATTAGATTTAGCAATATCAGTGTTCACGATGCCTAATGGCTCATTGTCGCCTGTGCCATTGATAAGCAATGATTCCTCAGCAATAGCAAATCTCTTGGCAAACTTTGTGGAAAGGTAATCCTCCACATCGAAGTGCTTGTCGTTGACGAATGCTAATTTAAGCTTCGCAAGTGAACCGATTTTGTAGGAAGAGAATCTGATTTCCTTTGATTCATCATCGCTTTCAGGTAATGCTTGTCCTTCGCCTACGATAGTGGCTTTGCCATTTGATGTAGTTGCGACAACTGTACCTTCACCATCAACTGTGAAGATAGATGCAACATTTCTGATTGGATTGTATTTTGCAAGTGTATCCTCAGTCTTAGAGTCCACGCTTGGCATAGTAAGGTAAGGTTCCTTGTCGTAATTAAGGATTGAACGATCGTTGTTGGTCATTTTGTTTGTAAGCATATGACCGAATGCTTCTTTGTAAATGCTTGTGTTAAACATGTTATTTATTTCCTCCGTTATGTTTAATTGATTCGTATCTCTTGATTAGGTCTTTCTTGTAGCCTTCAGAGATAATCTTTAAGTGGACGGCATAGTCCATCATGGCATCGAATGAGCCGTAGAACTTGCTGTCGTTGTTGATTTGAAGATTACAGTATCTTGCCTCATCGCCTCTAGGGATAAGGAATACGGCACTCTTGCTGTCATCGATGACCACCATATCAAGTAAGATGAATGATGAGAAATCGATGTGGGATCGTAGGTGCTTTTGAAATTTGATAGGTAATTCCATTAGTCCTTTACCTCCTTGAATCTCTTGTCGCAGTAGTTCTTGGCATCAAGTAATGTTACGAATACCACTACAGACATACCTGCAACAACCCTATATGGCATAGGAGTGTTGGATACTCTTGAAACGATGACAGGTCGTTCCATCTTGTCTTGTTACAATGCGACACATTCTGAATTGGGTTTAGAGAAAATGGCTTTGTCGCTAGCTCTAAGTCTAGGCATTGGACCGTAATAAACTCTTGGTTTCATTGTCTTTAATCCTCCATTTGAAATGATTTTTTGAGTTTTTTGAATTAGGGCATATACCCCGTTTGAAATCGAATTTTTATGCGTGAAACCCCATGGCCGGTCTCGGAATCGATAGTCGTAGAGATTGATTGACCCCTAGGGGTCACTGCAGTTGTCGTAGTTGTCACTGCATTTATGGCTTAAATATTTATATTTAATAATTAATTAATATTGAAATAAGCTTCTATACGACAGCACGACAACTACGACAACTAGACCTTAAGGAGGGTGCTCCTCATCGTAGATTGCAGGATTCACCTCATAGATCGTGCCTCTGTTGTGTGCCCTTGAGGTTCCTTGCTTCTCACGAAGATAACCATTATCAACAAGAAGAGTAATAACTGCTGTTGCCTTGTCTTTCTTGTTCATGAACTTCGTGGTTCTGCAAGCATCCCTGAACGAGATTTCATTGACCTTTGAGGTTTTTAGCTTCTCAAGGAAGTTAAGTGCTTGCTTCTTGATGGTCGAGTCGTCCATGAAGTCGAACGCATACCTAGCGTGCTCAAGGAAGTAGTCACCAAGCTTAATAGCGTTTTCCATATCTTCCTTTTGAACCATCCATTCGGCTGAATCATCGGTTGAAGGAGTATATAGGAAAGCATCGTATCTGACGTTCCTTGCACGAGTTATCAATGCGGATATCCTTAGGATGTTGCCGACAAGCTTTCCCGCCCATCCTCCTATTTCCTTAAGGTCAGTAACAAGCCTTGATTCGAATGACTCGTAATATTCCTTTAGTAATGAATAGGCATCATCAGATAGTGAGATAAACTTAGTTATCGTTCTTGGTTCATTGAGTATCTCGTGGATAAGGTCGCTGAACCTTTTCTTGTTGTCAAAGTCGATTGGCTTTGTCTCAAACCTTCTTGACCCGACAAGTGATTTAGGGACTGAGTATAAGAATCTTGCCGATAAACCACGTCCTGTGAAAGTGCCATTGTTAACCACGTTCTCTAGTACCTTTGGTTGTACCGTTAGAAGAATGGTTAGTCTTGGGTTCTTCACATAAAGCGATGGCCTGCCGATACGGCTTACCTTAATGAAGTCACCAGAGTAACCCTTTAGGAATATGTCGATGTTGGGGAAATTAGTGTAGCTTCCAGACAGGATATCGAAGATACCGCCTTCACTAGAAACCAGAGCAATGCATCCATCTTGGCTCTCTATCTCATTGGTTAGGCTTTCAGATGTGACATCATCCAGAGTAAGCGATATAGGTTTAATCACCTTATGGCTAGAGAACTTGGAAAAAGCCTCATCATATTCGTCTTTTGTGATTTTGCCGTTTTCATAGTCCTTGGTAGCCTTTTTGTAGCGTTTCTCAAGTGATGAATGTTCCTCTTGGCTCTTTAGGACGTCTATTGAATGACGCTCATTGTAATCAGCCTCGAAGGATTGGATGACCTTTATTATTTGGTTGAACACAGCTGACTTCCTGTCTGATGGCTCAGCGACAATCATGCAGTAAAGGGACAATTGCTCCTCCCAGTCAGCCTTGCCTACGACCTTGTATCTTGGTTGCATAGCAATGGACATAAGTGCTAGTGATGCGACGCCTGCCATATCGATAGGAGTTTGGGTCGATTCAGCAACATCTACTACATAATCCTTCAATGCATCAGGAAGAGCATCTATAGGAAATGCGGGTAGATTCGCATCATCAAGCAGTATGATTTCATCCCAGCTAGGGTTGTTGTACTCGTTTGGTTTAACATAGTTAGGGTTGGTCGCTATCGCTGATTGATAGTACTTGAGAGCAGATTTCCATATTTTGTTTAGTTCATCCTTTTCTAAAGGCGGGGTGCATTTATTAGCTTCAAGTCGGTATTGCTCCTTGGCTTCTTCAGATAATCCATAACGCTTAAGAATCTTTACGGCATACTTATGCATCGTGGAGTTCCTAGAACCTTCGGGTATTGTCGAACCATCATCTAAACTAGCGAACGCATCAGCTTCATCTAATTCCTTTAGGAAATCTGTAAGGTTTCTATAACCATCAACATAGTCGACTTCGGGATTATCAGTTCCATAGAAGAATCTAGCCGAATCTAACGCTTGTACATCCACGTAAGGGAAGATTGAATGAATCCTGACTTTAAGGTTTCTGTATTCTTCCTCGTTTGTGATTTCATCTATTGGGAATATCACGTGGAATCTTGGCCTTGGGGATTTAGCACCCTTTTGCTTCATATGATTACGGCTGTATTGAACCAAGAACGGAACGCCATAGAAGAAACTAGAAACATCCTTTATATCAAGCCAATCCTCTTGTTTATCCGAATGATCGTTGTCGATATCGAATGGAACGCAGGTGGCTGACAAGAAGTTTTCCTTGCATCTATGATTATCCTTATAGGACGCACATACGTAATCGTGTGTACATATATCATTGAATGCATCTAGCAAATCAATGTCCACAGGATTTAGATAATCCGAGTTGAATTGCTTTTGATATGCATTGCTAGGACTTAATTTGAATTTAAATTTCATACATGTTTTAATCCTCTCTTTCATGAGTAGTAGCGGAGTAATTGACTGGCCAGTGCATTTATTCCTTATGAATGTTCTTTAACGACTGCATTCATCGAAAAGTCAGGTGTTTGTCTTCCCACTCCTTTAATGGCGAGCAGGTTCCATTTTTGCCGGCAAATCATGTAACTTTTTTTGCCTTCATAGGTTAATGGGAACGTATCGAAGTTTTGCCAAAATTTTCTTGAAGATTTTTTATCCCTTCACCTGTTTATGGCAAAGTATTGTATCCGACATCTGGTAAATTTTTATTTTGATGTCTTGCTTGCCTCCAATAGACAAATGGGAAATCGAGTCCTGGAAAAACTATAAATGAGATTGCATTAAAGAGAGTGTCAGCTAAAGTTCTTGGATTAGATGAATTTGACTCAAATGCATTTGACGAACAAATAAAAAAAGTAATAGTAATTGGTGATGACTTGCTAGAATTTCATTTTAATGATGGAAAGATAATAAGTGAGAAATGGGAATACAATGCTAGAAAAGAATATTGGACAGAAGAAAAAAGAAGAGAACGTGGAGAAAAATTAAAAAAGAGTTGGAGGATGAAAAATGACAAAAAAAGTAACAACGATACCAGCATTACTAAATAAGCAATCTACAAATCAGGTTGGAATAGTAAAAAAGAGAAGAGTTGCTGCATATGCCAGAGTTTCAACAGACCAAGAAGAACAATTAACAAGTTATGAGGCACAGGTCGATTATTATACCAATTATATAAAATCAAGAGATGATTGGGAATTTGTAGATGTTTATACTGATGAAGGAATAAGTGGAACTTCAACCAAACATCGTGAAGGGTTTAATAAAATGGTTAAATCGGCATTAGATGGTAACATTGATTTAATCATCACAAAGTCTGTTTCAAGATTTGCTAGAAATACTGTAGATAGCTTAACAACCATAAGAAAACTAAAAGATATAGGGTGCGAATGTTATTTTGAAAAAGAAAACATCTGGACATTTGATGGTAAGGGAGAATTGTTGCTTACAATAATGAGTTCATTAGCTCAAGAAGAAAGTAGATCCATATCAGAGAATGTCAAATGGGGACACAGGAAAAGATTTGCCGATGGTAAAGTATCAGTGCCATTTAATAATTTCCTAGGCTATAAAAAAGGAGAAGATGGAAACCTTGTTATTGATGAAGAACAAGCAATGATTGTAAAAAGGATATATCGTGAATTTTTATCAGGGTCATCATCTGTTGCTATTGCAAAGGGACTAACAAATGATGGAATAGAGACTCCAGGACATAAACAAAAATGGTATGCTACAACTGTTAGGAGTATTCTTACCAACGAAAAATATAAAGGAGATGCGTTACTTCAAAAGCATTATACTGTTGATTTCTTAACTAAAAAGCAAAAAATAAATAATGGAGAGGTACAACAATACTATGTTGAAAATAACCATCCAGCGATTATAGAACCAGATGTATTTGAGATGGTAAGATTAGAAATTGATAGACGATTAATGCTTAAGGGTAAGTATAGTGGAACTGATATTTTGACAGCGAAGATTAGATGTGGAGAATGTGGTGGTAGCTATGGAGCTAAAGTATGGCATTCAAATGATAAGTATAGAAGGGTAATGTATCAATGCAATAGTAAATACTCTGGAAAAGAGAAATGTAAAACACCCGCAATAAGGTCTGAAGATATCGAAAGCAGATTTGTAAATGTAGTTAATATATTAATTGAAAGTAAAGATGAGATAATTTCAAATTTAGAAAAAGTACTTGATAAGATATGT